TGCCTTTCTTAATGGCGTCGAGACGCGCATCGTTCGCGGTCTTGTACTCTTCAAATGCCGTCTTGATCTCGTCAAGAACCTTGGTCACATCACTCATTTTTTCACCTCAATTGGATTTTAGGGAACGGAGCAGCCTTTCAGCCGCATCTTTCACGGAAGCATCGTCCGCAGAATCACTCCGCGCCTCGCCCATCCGCATGACACGCGACACAAATGCAGTCGCGTCAGACTTTGAAAATCCTGCATCACGCAAGACATTCTCAGCATCCTTTGGCAACATGATCTCGTCAACCGACTTGACACTTGTTACCCTCGATTTATCGTTTGCTGGAAAGGTCACAAGGGACACTTCCCACAGATCGACTTCGGTCAATGTCCTGACCTCGGTTTCCCGGTCATAGGCCCACTGCTTCGACATGAAACCGATTGACAGACCTGTAATAGCGCCCATCTTCATCAGTTCGTAAGCCTCTTTGCCCTTGGCAGTATTCATTGCCAATTTGCCCTTGACCCTCAGTCCGTGGGAGTCCTCAGACATCTCAGTCCAGACACCGACCGGTTGGCTGGCGTCATGCTGCCAAAGCATCGCAGGCATGGAACCTTTCGATTTATGCTCGCCCAAAGTTTTCCCAAAAGCACCCTTTGCGATCACGTCATCGTATGAATCAACGACATCAAAAACGGAGCCATAGCCCTCGATCTCGCCATCCTCGCCAGTCATTTTCACTTCAAAGGAATATGACCGGATTTCGTGCGCTGATTTTTTGAGTTCCATAGCAAACCTCACATTTCCCCGATTTTAACTAACACGGGATTGAAAAACCATACCTTAAGCTGGACGATTCCGAACCGGCAAAACGAAATTAACTGATTCCATTACTCACGGGCCACCAATCCTCTTCTGCTTCAACACCAACATCATCAGGCGACGGGAATACCCAGCGGCCATCAGTAATTTGCACAGGAATGGCCCACGCCTTTGTATGCCCCTGTTCCGTTTCCCATTCACTCGTGGCGGCATTCTTGCCATAAAGAGGGAAGCGTTCGCCGTCGATTTGAGATTCGGGCAGATTATCGACGAAAGCCTTAGCGCGTCCATTGTTCCAGTCGTCGAGCATCCCATCAAAATCATCCGCTCGTGTGCGTATGGCATCAGCGTAAATCTTCCGGGCTGCGTTTTCAGCAGCGGCTTTTGCCTGAAAGACTCTGTATTTCATGTTCAGACCGTGGGTGGAGTGTTGCGGAACGGATGACCGGCAGGCAGGATGGCTTCAATCCCCCACTTCCATGCGAAATAGCCCTCAAGTCGTTCGCGGTCGGCGGTGGAAAGGGCGGTGTTGGTGTAGACGACTTCACCGACGAAACCGAGCATCTGGTTGGCGTTTAGCGTTACACCGTCATCGGTGGAAGTGCCTCCAATAATAAGCGTGCCGCTGTCGGTATCCGAACTGTTGCCAGAAGAGGGGAGAGTTCCTGTTCCAGCAGCAGAGCCATTTACAAACTGATCAAGCGCTCCAGCAGAGTACCTTGCAACGCCTACCTGAATTAAGTTTGTGCCGTTTGTATATGTAGGCGGGGTAGATACTGTCGATGCTCCATCTGCATCTAGCCTTCTTGCTGCAATGTTTAACGTTCCTGCGGCTTGCAATATTGTTGCAAGCCTAACACCTGCACCAAGGCCATTCATGGCTGCAATGGGAATGCGCTGGACTGTGAAATCTGTGTAGTTCATTACTGCCGCAACAGTTCCGCCAGCCACATTTCGGAGCAGCGCACCGGGGTTGGCATTGAACAGCCAATCGGCACCGTCGAACGTCAGCACAGGCTTTCCGTTCAGCCCGTTGAGCGTGCGCGTTGGCTGATTTGCGGCGGTCGCCTGTGAGACGTGCCGAGCATTGCCGCTCTTGTCGTTCCACTGTGAGACCGTGCTGCCGTTGAGCGTGATGCTGGCTGCATCCTCGGCGTCGAGCCACAGAGCCAGCGCCGAACCCAAATTCGATGGACGCCACAACTGCGGCCCACCGAAAGCGCGGCCATCCCACCGGTGAGGATGTGTGTAGGGAAGGTTGCGTAGAAGGCTCATATCAGGCCACTCCATTTCCACGCGAGGTAGCCCTCAAGAAGTTGACGGTCTGCGGTGGAGAGCGTGGTGCTGGTGATGACGATTTCACCCACCGGGCCGGGCCACCATTGTTGCCCTGCCGCAGGAGAAGTATCGTTAAGTTGGTTGCCGCCAATTGCCAATGCACGGAACGTAAGTGACGCTTTTGTCGCGCTGTTACTGGCAGTGAGGTTGCCATTTCGATACGCAGCGCCCGAGGTGGGAGCCTGAACGCTACCTAGAATTTGGGCAGCATTGACCGGGAAAGCGGCGGCTTCCGTCTGCTCAATCACAGTAGCAGCATCCGTCCCGCCTGCGCGATTAAGGATAGTGCTTGAGGCGGCAATAACACCAACTGAGGCATTGGTTGACGCCACCCTTTCCGTAAACAAGCACGCCGGCTCGGTAGCACTATTTTTTACTGCTACCGCAGCGTAAGACCACGACAATTGATTGGAAAACACGCTGGCAGACAGACCAAGCCAGTCGTTTGTGCCGTCAAAGGTGACAACGGTGCGCCCACCCAAACCGTTGAGCGTGCGTGTGGGTTGATTCGCCGCCGTTGCTTGAGAAGCGTGGCGGTTATTTCCCGACTTGTCCCGCCACTGGCTGACGGTCGATCCGTTGAGCGTGAGCGTGCTTGCATCGTCGGCATCCAGCCACAGCGCCAGACCCGAAAGTTGCGCGGGTGTCCATGCGGGAGACCCTGATCTAGTCCCTCTCGCAATAGCAGTCAGCCTAGTGGCCCGAAGCCTCATGACAGTTCAGACACCTCAAGCGTCCCATCCGTTGTGCCTGCACGGATCACGGCAATGTTCGGAGTGGCTGGAACGTCGATATCAAGCCGCTCACCCGACGCGATGAAATGGCTGGTGGCACTGGCAGTCTGCGAACTGCTGCCAACAAGGTAGCGAATATCTGCGCCCCGGGCGAAGATGCTGATCCGACCAACCCCCACCGTCAAAGCAGTGTTGGCGCTCGTAGCCCCCGCAGCAAGTTGACGGGCAACCCCCGGAATTCCGAGCGGTTCAACCAAAAGACGATTGTTCAGCAAATTATCAAGGCCGACTATAGGAACGTGCGTACCGTTGCCTTTTTCGTCAACCAACGCAATGCTTAAACCAGAACCGGGTTGAATTGGCATAACATATTCCTTTACAAAATGAATTTTCTTTCAACAACTATCATGGGTCAATCTGCTTTCTGGTTTCCATTAAATCAATTATCTGAATCAGCTTCGTCCTCGGTGTCGTCCTCCGGCTCTTCCGGCTCCTCAACTTCGACTGTTCCAGAAACCATATTCATCGGGGTCAGGGGCACATCAAGCCCGGGCAACGGGTCTTTACCCTCTTCGTCACGAATCTCATTCCGCGTGTAAATACCCATCTCGGCCATTGTTCGCGCCCACTGCGCCCGATCCCGGATCGAACCAGCCATCAGATACCGGACATCGAATTCAGCGAACAGGGGGCCAGACCCATCGAGCAGCATCTCATCAAGCTTCTGAGTCCATGCCTTATGCCACGGTGCCAAAGTATGCTTGACGTGGGCAGAGAAAAACGCCTCCGACGAAGCAAAGGTCGAGGACTTGTCCGAGTGCCCGACCATGATCGGGAAAACCCCATAGGCGCGGCAGATTTCCTCGACCTGAAGCCTCCGGGTCTCCACATGCTGCGCGTCTGCAGAAGTGCTTGAAGTTGGCGTCCACTTCGCATCACGATCAAGAATGAGCGGTGTTCCAGCATTCTCGGAACCCTGAAACCGCTTGGAAAGCCACTTGGTCAGCCTTGCATGCTGCTCCTCGGTAAGACCCCCAGACACAGAATAGACGCCAGCAGGCCTCATGCCGTTCTTGTGCATCGAAGCTTGGGATCGCTCAGTCGCCATCGCCAGACCAATGCTTGAGGCAGCAAGCCTCACGGCATTCATGCTCTTGACCCAGTCCCACTGGACACCGTTGATGACAAAAACCTCATCCGGGGAAAACGTCCCGATCAGACCCCATTCATCCCAGCACCGGTATATGACCTCATAACGGCCAACGCGCTGGACATCCCAATTCCCAGGCATCACCGGGATCAGCTCCCGAACCCGACGATTGACACCACGAACCTTGATCGAGAGCGCCGAACCGGTTAGGGCAGCATGTAGCGTCATTTGCCTGCGCCACTCAAACGATGTCTGCCATTCGTTCGGCCGACGCGAGAGCAGCCTGTATTCGGGGATATTCGTGGCCTTCTGCCGCCTGCCGTCGTCCATCTCCCGGTAAACGTGCAAATTCGGAGTCGCGCATCCGTCAGAGATAACCTTGACACACGCCAGAACGGTTGAAACCTGAAGAGCGGTTTTATCGGTTACCGGGACACCAGCAACTTCATACCCACCAGCCGAATCAATGAGATCAGCAATCTGGTCGTATGTCAGTTCCTTGGCTTTTCTAGAAAACAGTCGATCAAAAATGCCCACGTCACCCCCGACCTAGATTTACCGAGTTTACGGAAAAGCCCCCTAATTGTCTAGGGTTTCCCAAAACGACCTCTTGGGAGACGGATTCAAAGCCATCAGCGTTGCCGCATTTAGCATCGCAATAACTGGATCTATTTTCGCAGTCCCCGAAACCGCCTTCGTAATCATCACCGCATTCCCGGCTGGCACGATTCTTGCATTGCTCATACACCACGCCATCATCTTCGACCCGGAATGCTTGATCATCCCCTCGGCAAGCTTCCTTTCGGTAGCCTTGATCGCAGAAACCATCTTCCAGCCCTGCGAAATGCCGATTACAACCTCCTCCGGGATGTCAACAGACATCAGGGCGTCAAGAATACCGCCAAGCCCGTGCTGATCGACACCAACCCTGTCGAGCAAACCGGACTCATAAACACGGGACACCAAAGCAGATATCTCCGAAACATCATCTCCCACCCTTTCAACGATTGTCAGGTCACCATCCTTCGCAAAATCGCGGAACTTGCTTTCCTCGGACTTCCGGCGCTCCAAAACAGACGGATGCGCCCAAGCGTGCGTCCAGACCAGCCATTCATGCGTGTCCTTGTCCCGGCCCACCAAAGCGAACCCAAGCAAGTCATCCAGACCGCCACCGTCGATCCCCGCGCAGATCACATTCTCCTCTTATTCT